CGGTAGATATTTTAGCACTTTGCCTATGGTCTTAGAGGCAATCATCAACCAGACTCGCAAAGTCGACAAACTGGTTATCTTTGATGATAATGATGAACCAAAAGACATGCGAGAAGAATCGCTATACCAAAACTTATTTTGGCAATTAGCAGCAAAGAAAATTGAGTGGGAGTGGTTGTTTGCTGGTAAAAAAGGCCAACACCACATCCACCAGCAAGCTAACACGATGGGTTACGATTGGGTGTGGCGTGTAGATGATGATGCAGTACCCGAATGTAATGTATTAGAAAATCTAGCAAAACATATTAGTGACGATGTTGGTGCAGTTGGCGGTTCGGTATTAAACCCACCCCATATGCCAGAGTATTTAGAAGCAACTGGACTAATTGTCAACATTGAAAACGAGCCTAACATTCAGTGGGGACTAATAAAAGATGTTAAAGAAGTTGAGCATTTGTATTGCAGTTTTATTTATAGAGCTGGCGTTTGCGATTATAACTTGGGACTTTCTCGAGTTGCCCATCGTGAAGAAACGCTGTTCAGCTGGAGTCTGCATCACAAAGGCTACAAATTATTAGCAGTACCCAACGCAGTAACATGGCATTTAAAGAACCCACAAGGCGGTATTCGTGATGGTTCTAAAATGGAGATGTTTGAGCATGATGAGCAAATATTTAAAAATATCCTCAAGCACAAAGACAACACTATTGTGGTGCTTAATTCTGGTCTTGGGGACCATATTGTCTTTAGCCACGTTTTGCCTAGTGTTCGCAATCCCCTTGTTTTTACATGCTATCCTGAAGTAGTAAAAGGCAGCTCAATACAAGAAGCACAAAGGATGTTCGGTGATATTGATTGCTGGAACATTTATAAAAAGATGGCGCAGTGGAATTGGAAGGGCAGTTTAGAAGACGCATATAGGAAGTTGTATCTGTGATTATCATCGCGCCCTATGCCCAAAAACTGCGAACAGGTAAAGAAAACCCAAAAAACTATCCATATTGGGAACAACTTGTATACGAATTGCAAAAAAGTATGCATGTTGTTCAAGTTGGTATAACTGGTGAAAAGCAATTAGTACCTGATTTTAGAACCAACTTGCCAATTGCAGCATTGCGAGAACTGTTATGGCAATGCAAAACATGGATTGGTGTAGATAGTTTTTTCCAACATCTTGCATGGGATGAAGGTGTTTCGGGCATTGTGTTATGGGGCCCATCTGATCCACTAATATTTGGACATCCAGAAAACATCAATCTGTTAAAAGACCGGTCATATTTAACAGAAAATCAATTTTTATGGTGGGAATCCACCGAACACAAAAATGACCGGTTTGTAAAACCAATAGAAGTATTAGCATACTTTAATAAGGAATAAAAATGGCAGCTACAGGCTACACACCAATTTCGTTATACTACAGCACCACAGCGGCTACAGCGCCGTTGGCCGCTAACCTCGTCAATGGTGAGTTGGCAATCAACATCACCGACGGCAAGTTGTACTATAAAGACAACGCCGGTGTTGTGCAGATCATCGCTGGTAAAGGCGGTGCTGGCGTAGCTGGTGGCTCTAATACTCAAGTTCAATATAACTCTAGCGGCTCATTGGCTGGTTCTGCCAACATGACCTTTAACGGCACTAGCTTAACTTTAGCTAATGACGCTTCTATATCAGGTCTTACTGTTGGTAAGGGTGGTGGTAGTGTTGCTAGTAATACTGGATTTGGTTATTTTTCTTTATTAAATAACACTAGCGGTTCTTCAAATACAGCTTTAGGTTACATTGCATTAGCTCAAAATACTACTGGTTCAAATAATGCTGCTGTTGGCAATAATTCTCTTTATGCAAATACCACAGGTTCTAATAATTCTGCATTTGGTGTAACTGCTTTAACAACAAATAGTACTGGTTCATATAATTCAGCTTTTGGTTTAGGAGCTTTAGCAGCAAACACCACCGCATCCAACAATACTGCGGTAGGTTATCAAGCTGGGTATAGTAATACTACTGGTAGCCCTTTTGATGCTTTTGGCTATCAAGCTGGTTATTCAAATACAACTGGTGTATATAACGCTTCTTTTGGCTATCAAGCTGGTAAAGCAAATACGACTGGATTGTTTAACTGTGCTTTCGGTGCAAATTCTTTATTAAATAATAGTGGAACTACTGCTAATAATGCGTTTGGTGTATCAGCATTACAGGCTAACACAACAGGAAACTATAACTGTGCTTTTGGTAAAGACGCATTGCTTTCAAACACCACCGCATCTAATAACACAGCAGTAGGTTACCAAGCTGGGTATACAAATAGTACTGCAACAGGTCAAACTTTTATTGGCTATCAAGCTGGATATACTTCTAATGGAAACTACAATACTTGTATTGGTGAAGCGGCTGGCTATAGCTTAACAACTGGTGTAGGTAATTGTTTTGTTAGTTCAGGATATAGTGCTGCTGGTTATACAGTAACAACTGGTTCATACAATACTGTTCTTGGTGGATTTAATGGTAACCAAGGCGGTCTAAACATCAGTACATCAAGTAACTACATTGTGTTATCTGATGGTGCTGGTAATCCTAGACTTTATAACGATACTGGTGCTTGGTATATTTATAATGCAGTAAGTGGTGGTTCGTTGTTGCAACTAAATAACACCAGCAATGTAAATTATGCTCCTGTTATTTTTAGGAATGGTGGAACTCAAGTTGGTTATATTAACTGCACAACAACAGCTACAGGATATAACAGTGGTTCTGATTATCGTTTAAAAGAAAATATAAAACCACTTACAAATGCTTTAGATAAAGTAGCTTTGCTAAAACCATGCGAATGGACTTGGAAAGTAAATGGTTCTTATGGCGATGGTTTTGTGGCGCATGAATTAGCAGAAGTTTGCCCACAAGCAGTAGATGGCGAAAAAGATGCTGTTAATGAAGATGGTACACCTAAATATCAAGGTGTAGATACTTCATTCCTTGTTGCTACATTGGCAGCTGCAATTCAAGAACTTACTGCAAAAGTAGAAGCACAAGCATTAGAAATCGCAAACCTTAAAGGACTTAAATAATGACAACAACATACACAACCACAATTAACTCGATGTTCACAGTTAGCACACCTGACCCCGATTATGTGGTTAATGTGCTCTTTACTGTATTTGGCACAGACGGTACGCATACTGCCTCTATTGACGGCAACATTCAATTTGCCCAAGAAGCTAAAGAGTCAGGATTTATTCCTTACGCTAACTTAACCGAAGCTATTGTACTGGGCTGGATTAACGAAGCTACTGACAATCAGGCTAACTACTATGCCAACATTGACGGCCAAATTGCCTCAATCGTAAACCCACCAGTAAGCCCACAAAACACACCACTTCCTTGGGCAACAACAGCAGCTTAATAGGAAACCACTATGTCCCTTACTGAAAATCTCCTTGCATCCATCCAAGCCGAGTTAGATGTGCTCAAAGCCACTGAGGCGGCTCCTGCTCCAACACCCGAGCCAGCACCCGTAGTAGTCCAGCCAACCCCAACTCCAGCCCCCGCTGTTGAAGATGATGCCAATGTGCCTCCAGTTATTCGTTTTGCTAGAGAACAGGCTCGTAAACTGCAAGGTAAATAAACAATGAACGAGATGGACCCAATCACTACGGCAAGGGAGCTTGCCACCCATGCTAATGATATTGAGCACCTACAAGCCGACATGGACAAGATGATTCAGGAGATGAAAGAGATCAAGGAGTGCATCCAAGCCATCCAGAAGACCTTATCTGAGGCTCATGGTGGTTGGAGATTGCTACTCGGCATCGGCGGTGCTGCGGCTCTTTTAGGCGCCATTCTGGCCAATCTGTTTCAAGGCTTTTTGAACAAATGAAACGAGTCAGCAAGATCTTTAATGATCTGCTTACCGGTGAGGATAATAAAACCCACGACATTGGCCGTTGGTCTTGGATGCTCTCACTCCTTGCAGTCATGTTTGGCGCTGGCTATGAAATGATTGAAAACAACATGCCAGCCCTTAAAGACTTTGCTGAAGCAGTTGGCATCATCGCTGGCGCCCATGGCGCGGCTGTGATGCTCAAGAAGGACACCGAACCCCATGTGGAAAACCCTCCTAACTAACCTCACCAGCCTAGCTGGTGGTATTTACATCTACCTCATTGTGGCTGGCTTGTCTGGCGTAATTGCTGGATATGGAGCATATAGCTGGACATCGGACTACTATATTGCTAAAATAGAAAAGTCCAATTTAGAAGCGGAGCAAAAAGTAAATGATATTCAACAACAAGGCGACCGTCTGGTTGCAGATTATGTTAAGCAAGTTGAACAACTGGGTTATGTCAATGCCAGTCTTCAGCAACAAATT